GAGGCGCGCGATCTCGGCGACCAGGCGCTCGAGCTCGGCCGCCTCGCGCCGCGCTTCAGCATCCGCGACATGCTCGGCGTGCTCGACATTGCCGAAGAACAGCCGCTTCAGCATCTTTCCGGCCCAGGGAAGACCGGAACCCGAGAGAAAGGCGGCGCCCAGCGCCACGGCCGATGAGTTGGTCATGGACTGGATCTCCCCACTGGACGCGCTCCCACGCGCCGGGCTGCATCGTTTCGGATTGGGACTGAGGAGCGGCGGAGCTTTGCGCCGCGGTTAAACTTGCGTTAGTTTCGCGCCCGCTCGGGGCAGGAGGGCGTGATGTTCACAGCGATTGCGGCTGCGGCGGCGCTTCCCGTCGTGCTGGGGCTTCAGCTTGGCGCGCCCGTTCTAGCCGGTGGTACGCACGATGAAGCCGGAAAGCATTAGCGCCGCTCAAGACCGCCCGATGGCGACCGCATTGCTTGTCGTCGCTGCCATAATCGTATGGGCATATCCGTTCGCAACGATCGTGCCCTACGACTATTGGCACGCGCTGCTGCCATGGTGGCGCCAGATTGCTGGTGCTGGCCGTATACGCGCCTTCGCTACGCCGATCGGCAATTACACGCCGCCCTACCTCTACCTCCTCAGCGCCACAACGTTGCTTGATGGCCTTCTGCCGCCACTGATCGCGCTGAAGCTCCTCAGCACGGCGGGTGCCGCATGGCTGGTCTTCGCACTCTATCGGCTGCTCAGGACGTGCGGCGCTCGCCATCCGGCCGAGGGTGCGGTCGCGTCACTCATTCTTCCGACGCTTATCATCAATGTGCCGGTGCTCGCGCAGGCCGACACTTTCTGGCTGGCACCTTGCGTCCTCGCCGTTTCAGCGTCGATACGGCGAAAAGCGTTGGCCATGGTGCTCTACGCGAGCCTCGCCTTCGCGGTGAAAGCTCAGGCGATCTTCCTCGCGCCGTTCGTCCTGGCGGCGCTGTTCGCCAACCGTGCGCCGTGGTGGCTATGGCTGTTGCCGATCCCCGTCTATTGCGCCGCGATGTTACCGGCGTGGCTGGTAGGTTGGCCCGCCTCCGACCTTCTCACCGTATATGTCCGGCAGACGCAATGGCATTACGCGAGCGGCCTTACATTCGTCAGCGACGCCGCGAATCCTTGGGCCGCACTCCGGTTCCTGGACTATGCTTTCGCGATCCGCATCTTCTGGGCCGGCTACGCCGCAGCCGCGCTCGCCGCAGCGCTGTTCGTTTGGCGTTTTTCGAAGCCGATGCGGACCCCGCAGGCGCTCGCCGCAGCAGCTCTATCGGCGGCGATCATCCCATTTTTCTTGCCCGGGATGCACGAGCGCTTCTTCGCGCTCGCTGAGATTCTCTCGTTTGCGTTGGCGTGGACGCGACCCAAAAGAAGGACAGTGTTCGCCGCCATCGGGCTGCAGTTCTCCCTCATCGCCGCCTTCGCCGGATGGAAACTTGGCATGCCGCTGCTCTCCTCCTTCGCGTGGCTCTTCAGCGGAGCGGCGATGCTGCTGCTTGCAGGCTCAGGAAACGCGCCGGAATATGATGTCTGTGAAGTGATTGTTGACGCCCGTCTGACCGATATTCACGCCGAGACCGTTGGATGATACCGAGAGCTGGTGATAGGACTGCACGGCCACGTTCTTCTGCGCGGCGAGTGTGAAGCGGCCCATGACCATGGTTCGCTTTTCCATATTGGCGACGTTGTTCCAGTCCGTGTTGCCGAGGATGATTACGGCGGAATCGGTCACATTGTAGAGCCGGATCGCTGACGAATAGCCTGCCGATCCCGAAAAAACCGGCGCGGTCGCCATGACATCGTAAGTCCCTGCAGGAAGCGTGATCTCGCTGGTATTCGCCGTATGCGTCCCCGACTGCGAACCGCTCGTGTTGACGGCCGTGCCGCCCGGCGTCGTTGCGACGGTGAACGTGTTGGCAGTTGGCGACAGGACATAATAGATCGTTCCGACGCTCAGCCCGGTCGGCAGTGTGCCGGTTGTCGTGAACATGACGGCCGAGCCGGCGGTGAGGCCATGGCTGTTCCAGGTTATAACTCCCGGCGAGGCGATGCTGATTGTGACTGTGCTTGTCGCTCGCTGAGCGCCTGAGATCGATCCGGCCTGCGTCGTGTTGACGATACGCGGAAGCCACGTCGTCGCGATCGAGCTGCCGCCGGCCGTTCCGACCGGCTCCTCTTCATAGACGTGGAGGACGCCCAAGTCGCCGCTGCCTCCCCCTCCGGACGGCGCCGCCCAGGCCCCGTCTGCCCGCAGATAGTTGGTCGTACCCCCACCCGATGCCGGTACCGCCCCCGGCTGCGTCGAGGTGAAGGGAGCGCTGGTCGCCAGCCCGATCGCGGCGCCATTGGTATAAACCGTCGCCGCGCTGCCCTGAGCGACCACGACCGACCCGGACGGCGACGTCGGGCACGCCTGCAGCGTCAGCGTGAACGCGCCGGTCGTGCTGTTGACGATCGTGTAGCGGCCGTTGAACGCCGCCGCGGAGCCTGTGCCGAGATTGACCGTCGCGTTGCTGGTCAGCGTGCCTGAAACGACGACGATCCCAGCTTCGCACTGGGTCACAGAGAGGTTGGTCGTTCCTCCGGTTGTCGAGACCGAGACGAGGCCGGTGCCGGAGCCGATGGGATCCCAACTCGTGCCGTTGTCGCGGAATATCCAGAACGTGTCGGTCTCGACGTAGAGTGCGCCGGCGTTTCCAGCCGCCGGGCGCGAGGCGTGGGTTCCTTCCTGAAGGCTCGGGGCGCCGCCCTCGTTCGCGACATAGGCCGAATTGGGTCCCGCCGTCGTGATGTTGATCGGGCCTTCGGGCGTCGCCGATGCACCGACCGCATTGACCGCGACGATGTAATAGGTCCGCGCCTGGTTGAACGGCAGGCCGACGTCGGTCCAGGTCAGCCCCGAGACCGTCGCGAGGAGCGTGCACGAGCCGAACGCGACGCTCGTGCCGTTCGCGCCGAAAATCTCGTAGCTCTTGACGTTATCGGACGCCGGGTTGGCGCTCCACGAGAGGGTGACGGTTGCCATGTCGACCTACGACGAGGAGACGGCGATGCCGCCCGATGGAGTGCCGGGACCGCCGCCCGCGCCGCTGCCGTAGCCGGCGCCGGTCGGCGCATAGGTATAGGCGGTGACCGTCGAGATGTCCTGCGCCGCCTGCCCGTAGATGTTGAAGCTGACGAACTTGAGATAGATCGTGCCGCCGATGTAGGAGGTCGGCAGCTCGTACTTGAGCAACGTGGTCGCATTCGCCTGAAGATCGATCCGGGTGAAGAGGTCGTTGGTCGAGTGCGCCGCCGGAGCGGTGCCGTAGAGCCCGCGACGCAGATAGGTGAGGTTGTCCGTGTAGGTGCCGGTCGCGCTGACCGCGCCATAGGCGATTAGTTCGCCGAGCGTCGGCAGCACGACGCCGGAGGCGGGCGCCGAGAGATAGGCGAGCGAACGGAACGCGTCGGCATCGGCGTGAGTCACCGGATTGAGAACGCCCGCGCTCTCGGTCAGGTCGACGCTCAGCGTGTCGGCGGTGTCCGGGTCCGCGTGGCTGGCGAGCGAGGCGGTGAGAACGCCCTGCCGCGCCGGGCCGATCAGCGTCCCGATCGAGACGTAGGCCGTCCCGTCGAAGCTGACGAAGACCTGCGCGCCGCCCCAGTATTGACCACCAGACGCCGCGATCCAGACTTCCGCGACGCCGTTGGTCAGGTTCGAATTGGGCTCGAACACGCACGGCGTGTTGACGTTGCCGGGCGCGACGAGGTTGTTGAACGTGTTCGGTGTCGAGGGCTGCGGCGTCGAATTGTTGGGCGTCCCGGTCGTGGCGTTGCCGAAAAATTCTTCCGCGGTGATCGCGAGCTTGTAGTCGGCGCTCTCGTCGACCGTCTTCACGCGGACGGGGAGCTGGGTGATCGCCGCGTTGTTGGGGTCGGTGATCGTGACGATGTCGCCAGGCTCGAGCCGGATGAACTTGTAGGGCAGCGTGAACGAATAGGTGTTACGCTGGAATGCCGCGCGCTGGCCGATTAGGTCGGCGACGATCGTCCCGACCGCGGCGGACGCGATCTCGTCGGCCTGCTGCGTCGAATTGTCGCGCAAGCCATATTGGTCGAACAGCGTCTGGTCGCGGTACTCGACCGGGTTCGAATTGTAGCCGAGCGCGCGGTCGGTGATCTGGATGACGGTCCGGTTCGGAGCGTCGGCGGGGTCGATCCGCTGGACCTTCATCGGCGGTGTGCCGATGAAGTCGGCGATGGTGAGGTCGTACTGGACGGTGGTGAGCGGCGTATAGGTCGCGCTATTCCCCGTAACCGGCGAATCTCCAAGCGGAACCAAGCGGAGCTGGTCCGCGCTCCAGAATATCCAGCTGTTCGAGAGGACCGCCCAGCGGTCGATGATGTCGGTCGCCTTCTCCTGGCTGATCAGCGCCGGCGAGAAGAACAGGCCCTGCGCCTGCTGGTAGGTCTTGAAGAAGGCGAGGTCGGACGAATTGATGTCGCTCGACGCGAGCCCCATCCCGTAGATCGTGTTGGTCAGGAAATCCGGGATGATGTCGCCGAAATTGCAGTCGGGCGTTCCCGGCATCGTGCCGGAGAGGTTCGCGACGACTTCGACGTCGATCTGCGGCAGCGCCGATGACGATCCGAGGTTGAGCGAGGATGCCGCGAGATAGGCCGTGTGAGCGTAGGACAGCGCCTGACTCGGGTGCTTCGAGCTGACGTACGACCATGGCGTCTGCGTCGCCGAGCCGCCGAACAGCGTGAGGCCGACCGCCGAGAGGCTGGTGACGGCCTGGTTCTGCCAGACGTTGCCGATCGAGGAGACGACGCCTTCGCAAAGGCCGAGGATCACCGCGACGGTGTAGGTGTAGGAGGTCGACCCCTTGCCGCCGCCCTTGCCGCCGCCCTTGCCGCTGTCTTGGCTGTGGGCGGTGAAATCGTTCTGCCAGATGAGATTCCACGCGAGCCGCCGCTTGCCCCAGACGATGGGGATGGGGACGTTCAGCGCCGAGGTCTGGACCTGCAGTCCGGTGTACTTGGTGACCTGCGTGTTGTTGGTGCCGAGGAGACCGCTCATCGCCGAGCGTCCATCTTGGCGAGTAGCTGCTGTGCTCCGTCGCGGTCAGGATTGGGCTGACAGGCGAGCGACAGCAGTAAGTAGCGACGCGCCTGCCGGGTCCACAGACCGTTTTGCTTGTAAGGTCGAGAGCCCGGCGATCCCGAGAGCCGGCCTTTGTCCATGCGATCGTCATCGAACTCGCGACCGGTGATCGGGCATCGGTCGCTCGTCATCGCCGCACCTCGAAGGCTTTCATCGCGCGCGGCTTGCCGTCCGCCGTGAACGCGAGCTCGGTCTCGTCGAGGCGCGCGACCTGGACGATGCCGCTGCGCACCCAGGCATGAACGACCTCTTCGGAATTGATCAGGATTCCGCCGTGGGAAAAGCAGAGGCCGAAGCGCCACACGATATTGTCGGCGACGCGCGGGTGATCGACCTCGATTCCGCCGAGGCGGTCGCGAATCCAGCTGAGGAACTTCTCCTCGCGCTGGTGGAGCATCCACGCGCTCGGATAGGGCCTCGGGTCGAACGGGGGGATACGTCCGGTGTCGACGTTCGCCCTGACCATCAGCATCGCGCAATCGACGCAGCCGTTCGGGCCCTTGACGTCGGCGCAGTTCTTGAACGGCGTCCCGACCCACGACAACGCTTCGACGATGACCGCCGCGCGGCTCCTTGCCTCAGCTTTGCTCTCGAACGGATGCTCCTCGGTCGCGCCGGACGCGCGCCGGATCATCACCGACTTGCCGTCGGTCCAGGTCTCCTGGTGCTGCATGGGCTTGCCTAGACGGCGCTGTCGGCCGGCGGCACGTACGGGAAGCCGCGCCAGTTCTGGGTGTTGCTCCTTGCCGTGCAGTCCTGGCCGGAGCCGCTGCTCCGCTGCTTGTCGCAGCCCTCGAACGCGGTGAAGGCGTCGCCCGCGAGCGGATAGCCGACCAGCGGATGGGTGAGCGTGAGCCCGGTCGAATCCGCCGAGCGAACCGTCCGCGCCTGACCCGCGCAGGCCCCGGACGTGAAGGTGACCGTCCCGTAGCGATAGCGCCCGGGGTTCGATGGTGCTGACGTCCACGGAATGAACGTCCTTGTTGGCGTCGGCGTGCTACCCCCGACCGTGTAGGAAGTCGTATAGGCCGCGCGGTTGAGCGTGCAGCCCGCGTCGCAGAAGGCGTGCTCGCAGCCGAGCTGATAGAGGTTGCGCGGCGCATATTGATCGAGAAGGTTGACCTTGCCCTTGACGTTGATCGTCGCCTGGTTGCCGACGATCTCCATGTCCGCGACCCTGCCGCCGAACAGCCGGATGCCGGGATAGACGGCGCTGATCGACACGAGCGCCAAATCCTGATGCGCCTGGCTGAGCGCGGCGGTTGCGCCGCCGTAAAAGAAATAGTTCCCGGAATGCGCCGGATCGCCGGGCGAGCCGGGAGTTGCTGCGGGTGAGCCGATGTCGGTCGTCCAGCCCGTCATGCTCGCGGATTCCGCGCCGGGGTTGGTGATCGTTAGGGAGGTCGAGCCGAGGTTGAACGTCACATCGTCGATGCGCCCGTCGTTGCTCGTGCCCGTCCGCCGCACCATCTGCATGTAGATGCGAAAGGTCGCGCTGCCAGCTGGGGCGACGACGTTCAACGAGCGCGCCGTCCACATGCCGGACGGGGTCGCGACGACCGGAGCCCATTTTGTGACGCCAAGCTGAGCGCCGGTGTGGTCGAAGAAGGCGACGCCCATCGTCGCCTCGTCGTTCAAACCCTGTTCGAACGTCCCTTGCCACCAGCCGAGGGAGACCAGCGCATTGTAGGCGAGCACGGTCGTGCCGGCGATCGTCGTCGTGATCGCGTCGCTGAGCGAAACCGCGCCGTTCGACCCCACGTTCCCAGCCGCGAAGAACACGCGGTCGAGCGTCATGGCGGCACCGTCGAACAGGCCGTTCGTCAGTTGGCCCTTGATGTCGGTCCCGCCGGCGAAGCCGTCGTCGAGCGCGCGCAGAAACACCTCGAGCGTCGGCACCTGCATGGTGTTCGCGATGCTCCAACGCGAGCGCTCGAGCCAGGGCTTGCGCGAACCCCAGGTGTTGCCCTCGACCGTGATATCGCGGTCGTATCCGGTCCAGCGGTATACCGTGCCGTTGAGGAGCGTGAAGGTGAAGAGGTCCGCCGAGCGCAAGTTGGGCGGCGGCGCTGCGAGCAGCGCCGCGGTGACCGGAGAGCAGGCCCTCACGCGCCGGGCCTGCAGCTGTGGATGGTGATCTTCTGCATCGACCACAGGTTCGACATGAACTCGTCGAATTCCTCGGCATCGTCCGGGAACTTGCAATAGTACCAATAGGACATGTCGCAGGTGATCGCGTGACCCGAGACCGGCGCGGTCGTGAAATTGACCATCTGCGCACATGGTGTCGACTGGTCGAGTGTATAGTCCGTGCCGAGCGTCTTCAGGACACCGTTGTCGTAGACGTTGAGGCCGACGCTGTTGACGTAGCCAATCGGCTCCGTTCCGGCGAACCCCCCGGCACCGAACGTGCGGACCAGCGTGAAGGTCGTAGTCGCGCCGTCGCCGGTGCCGATGTTCTGCCCGGTGACCGCATTGTCGACCGGATTGGAGAACAGGAACCGGCCGGGCGTGCCCGCGACCTGAAGCACGAATCCCATCAGCGTCTTGAACTCGTCCACCGGAGGCACGGGCGTGAACGCGCTCCCCCTCAGAAACTCATATTGCAGCTCGAAATCGTGGAGCGGATATTCGGCAAGCGCGAGGTCGATGTCCGCGCCGGACGCGGTCGTCTGAGCACCCATGTTGTAGAAGCGCGGGGTCCATTTCACCGGAAAGGTGAGGCCCTTCAGTGTCGGATAAACCGGCAGCGTCATCTAGCGCCTCACGCGGGTTTGAGCTTCAGCTTTCCGTCCCTCACCGCTCGGTTGATGAACGAGAGGAGATCGCCGCCGCCGGTGGCGAGCAACGACTTGAGGTCGAGGCGTTCGCGCTCGTGGATATGCGGACCATAGTGAAGGTGGACGTCGCTGCGACCGCCTTCGCCTGCGCCCATCGCCAGCACCTGCATCAGCTGGCGGTTGTCGGCCTTGGGGATGATCCGCTCGCCTTCGTGGATCTGAGCGACCATGTCATGCGGCAGGTAGTTCGTGCCGGTGTCGAGCGCGGCCATGGATTCGTAGGCCGCCGCGGCCGCCGCCATGGATGCGCCGAACGCCGGGGCGCCCATGTCGATCGGCCACGGTGCTGCGGCAAACGAAGCGGTTCCGGCCGCGCCCGCAACACCGGCGTATGAAGTGACCAATCCGATGTTCGTCGCAATCTGCGTCGCAGCGGCCGCGGCGTTCGCCGCGTCCTCCGCAGCCGCGCGCGTTGCCGCTCCGGCCGTGGTCGCTGCCGTTTTTTCGGCTTCCGCGCCGGTGTGCGTCGAGACGCTGATGCCGAGGAGCGACAGCAGCTTGGCGAAGAAGCCGCTGTTCTCGACCGCGGCGCGGGTGGTTGCACCGGCCGTCGTCGCGCCGGTCTTCGCGGTCTCGGCGGTCGCGTGAACCGCCGTCGAGGTGGTTTCAAGTGCCGTGGTCTTCGCTGTCGCCGCTGTATCGACAGCGGTTCGCGTCGCGGTCCCCGCCGTCGTCGATGCGGTCTTTGCCGCTTCCGATGCGGCATGCGCCGCGTTCTGCGCCGCGAGCTGCGCCCGCTGCGCTGACGTCATGAAGACGTGCTCGACGACCCACTTCGTGGCCATCTTGTCGAGCTGCTGCTCGAAGGTAGTGACGAGCGACTGATAGACGCCGATCAGCGCCTGCTGCCAGGTCTTGGTCTTCGACACGATGCCGTCGAGACCCGAGACCGTCGCGCTGACCGTGCCGCTGACATAGCCGGAATAAGCATTCTCGACGGCGATGATGTCCGCGATCTGCTGCTCGGACGACTTCGCCTGCAGAAGCGCGATCTGGTCGTAGAACGCCTTCGTGGCGTCGAGCTCGTCCTTGAGCGCGTTCTTGTAGCGCTCGTCGTCCTTGCCCCATGCGGCGAACGCCTTGGCAAGCCCTTGCTGACGAAGAGTGTCTTCGGCGTTGAACACCGCCGTGGCATCGGCGATCTCGTCCTGCGCGAGTTGATGGTGAATATCGCCAAGCCGAGCCGCCGCCTGGACCTCGCCGAGGATCGTCCCGTCCGACTGCTCCTTGACCAGGTCTTCCTGGATTTTCGCGTCGGTCTGGCGAAGCTGATTCATCGCCGAGAGGTGAGCCTTCAGGGCCGCGATGGACTTGGACTGCCCGCTCAGCTCCGCCTGGATCATCGCGTCTTCGTGCTGACGCATCTCCGATTCCATCTGGCGGTGAGCGTCCTTGTATTCGGTCGATTCCTCCTTGAATGTGGATTTGATGAAGGCGAGCTTCGCCTCCCAGTCCGACTGGAACTTCTTGAAGTTGTTGCGGTCCGCCTCGAGGCCGTCGTTCAGGTCCGCGAGTTTCTCGTCATAGGCCTTGTGCCTCAGCGTCTTCTCGGCGTCGTAAATCTTCGACTGGATATCGCGCCAATCCTTCGATCCTTTCTTTACGAGGTCGAGCTTCGACTGCCAGAACTTGAGCTCGCTCTCGGTCTCGTCGGCGAAGAAGTTATTGCTGTCGATTTCCTGCTGGTGAAGCGCCTCTTCCCAGATGGCGACCTGATCGTCCGCCGCCTTCTTCGTGCGGCCCGACCCGGTGCGTGCGCCGGCCACATCGCCCTTGCCGGCGGCGAGAGCCCTGGCGTCGGCGTCGCTCTCGACTTTCCCGGCTTCCTCGAGGAGCGCCTTCTGCTCTGTCAGGTCGGCGACGAGCTGCTTGTTGTGCTTGTGCCGCGCCTCGGCGATTTCGACGTCGAGCTTGTCCGCCGCGATCTTCTTCTGAACCGGCGTCATGTAGGTTGTGACGGCGTGGGTGTAGTCTTCGATCGCCTGGCGGTCGCGGCGCACTGCGTCAGAATTTGCGCCGTGGAGCAGCGTGTCGGCCTGCAGCGCCTGCTTTAGTTGGTTGAGGCTTCCGGTGAGATCGTTGCGGCGCTTTGCCGCCTCGCCTTCCGGGGTGGTATCATAGAGACTGGCGCCCTTGGCTGAGAGGTCGTTCAGGTGTGCGCGATCCTGAACGAGGCGCTCTTCCTGCGTCGCGGCAGCGGCAGCTGCCGTCCGCATGTCGCCGAGTAGCCCGATATGGTTCAGCAACGCGCCGTTGGCGTTGCCGAGCCATTTCCAGAGGTCGCTGACGGCGTTCTTCATCTCGCCCCAGGTGCTGGTCGCACCTACGCCGGCGTTGTTCGCCTCATCGATCCGCTGCTTGTAAGCTTGATAGAGGACGTTGATCGCGCCCTGCTTGTCGCCGAGTTCCGAGAGACGGTTGATTTCCTCGATCTGGTCGCCGTCGAGGATGCCGAGCTGGTCGTGAAGATCCTTCGCGCCTTTTACCGGGTCCTTGAATGCCTCGGCGAGCTTCTTCTGCGCCTCGGGAGCCTTTTCGCCGGTCAGGTTCGCATAGGTCTGAATGCTGTTCGATAGACCGTTCGCGACGTCTTCGCTGCGGACACCAGCAGCGGCGAATGCCTGCGCAGCCTGGGTCGTTTCGGAAATGGATTGGCTTGCGAGGTTGGCCGAGTCCCCGATGTGCTGAAGCTGCTCCGCTGTCAGCCCGGACGCGGCACCAACTCCAAGCGTGGTGGCAGTGAGCTTTTTCTGCTCCTCGTCGTATTGGATTGTCGCAAGCGTGACCGCGCCAACCGCTGCGGCCGCCGCCGCGAAGATTGCGACGGGGCCGAGCATGACGCTCTCGGCAGCAGCTGCATCGGCGGCCGTTGTCGCGACACCGAGATTCGCCTCAGCGAGGGCAGATTCAGCGATTGCGGCCTCGCGCGATGCAAGCGCCACACCCTCGTGCGCCTTCGCGACGCGAGCCTGCGCTGCAGCTTCGGCGTCGCTGCCTACCGAGGCATCCAGCTCAGCCTCGGCGAGGAGCACTTCGGCGTCGGCGGCGACAATCGCGCTCCCGGCGCTTGCGACCCTCTGCTCAATGACTTGCGCGGTCGCCGCCGCAGAGGCGGCAAGGCCGGCGAGGTCAGCGTCCTGAGCGACCTTGATGAGACCGAACGACTTGGCGATGGTCGAGGCGAACGATCCCGCGCTCTTGCCGGAGATCGCGAACTGCTGCGCGAGAATGGACAGCGATCCTGGAAGGCGCGTCAGGTTGCCCCTGAGGAGCTCACGACCAACGACCAGCGTCTCGCGCATGGCGACCGTGTTGCCGCGTACGGCTTCGGTCGCCGTTGTGAAAGCGGCCGCTTGTGCCGCAGTCGCTCGCGCCGTTAGCTCGGCGGTCGCAGCGACTGTCGCGGTCGCAGCGCTCGCAGTGGCCGCGCTGTCGCCGATGGTGGCCAGCGAGGACTTGGCCGCAGTCGCCGAAGCCGCGACGCTCGGATCGACCGAGCCGGTGATCCTGATCTCGACGCTGCCGTCCGAACTGGCCATGCGCGCTCCTCAAACCTCGCAGTCGGCTTCGTCGAACACGACCTCGCCGATGTCCTCGTCCTCGCCGTCGTCGCCGGGGGCCTCATGACCAAAATAGGCCGCGAGCCACGCATCGGCCGGCGGCTGCTCGATCAGCTCGCGCTGCCAGATTTCGCGCCAGTCCTGCAGCGTGCCGTGGTCGAGCCAATAGTCCTTCGTCTGCCCGAAGTAGCGGACCAGTCGAGCCAGAATGCGGTTGAAGTCTACGTCGGGAGCGTCTCCGCTCCCCTCTCTTCCCCCGGCTCTTCCCGACCCTCCATGATGGCCGCGATCTCTTCAGCCGTGGGCGGAATCCAGCCGCCGGTCTGGTAGCGAATCTGGATGAAGGCACCAATCAGCTCGCCGGGCGAGACCGCCCAGCCGTAGAATTCCTCGCGCGTGAGGTCAGGGTTCGCGCCCGAGGCCGCGAGGAAGCAGAGTTCAACAAGGTCTTCGATCTCGTCGCCGGAGCAGTCGATGCACTCGCTCGACCCGCTCGCTGCCGCGATGCGCCTGGGAAGGTCGTTCGCCGTGAGCTTGCGGCAGAGTTTGTAGGCCGGGATGCACTGCCGCAGCGGCAACGGCGGGACGTCGATTGTCTGGCCGGCAAGAATGATCGGTCTCGTGTCGGTCATCGGGCACTCACCTCAAGGTTGATCGACGGATTGCGGCCCTTCGCCTCCTGCATGACATGCGGGTCGTCGAGCGCGCCGATATAGATCTTGCCGATGACAAGGCTGGTCCCGAGGTAGATGTCACTGAGGCGCCCGAGGGTTTCGAGCAGCGCGAGCCGGTTCCAGGTGATTTCGGCCAAGGTCGAGCAGCCGAGCGGCGGCAGGGGACACGGCCTTCCGAGCGGTTCCTTCTCGGTCGGCTTGGCCCGCCTGCTGAAGCGATATTCCGTGATCTTCTTCGCCACGAACCGAACATCGTCCATGACCTCCTTCTCGCTCTTGCGGAAGGCGGACATGATCTGCTGGATCGGAACGCCGTTGGCGACGTTCGTGAAGACCAGGCGACGCTCCTCGCCCAACTGCTCAACCTTGGACGTCATGCGATTACGCCGCCTGCGAAAAGGCGAAGGTGCCGAGCGTGTCGGTCGCGTCGGTCGCGGCCATGTAGCCGAACGTCGGCTTCACATAATCGCCCTGCTTGGTGGCGATACCGGCGTCGCTCGCGATGCAGTTGTTGAGCGTGAGCACGTCCTGGTCGGTGCCGTAGGGGAACACCGAGACGCCAGTGAACGCGCCCGCCGGGCCCTGAAGCGAGTTCGTCATCGTCATCTTCTCGCCGGTCGTGATCGTGTACAGGTAGCTGATCACGACATTGAGGTTCGCGTCGGCAGCCGCGAAAGTATAGACGCCGGCCGCGACGCTGTACTGCCCGGTCGCCGGCGAGCTCGCGACCCGCGTCATGACGGTGCCGTCGGCCGCTTTCATGACGCCGAGATCGGTCGTCCACGTCGCGCTGTTGGCGACCGTGATGATGTACGTCGAGACGCCGGGAACGGTGCCCGCTTCGCGCTCCTGCTCGACGATGGAGCCGGTGTTGCTGCCGATATTGAACATGAGGTCGGCGAACACGCGCGCGTTCTGGGCGCCATAGGTGACCTTTCCGGTCACCGAGATTTCGCCCTGCGCGACGGCGACAGGGAACTTGTTCTCGCCGACGAGGGTCTTGGTCGCGATCTTGAAGTCGATGCTGTTGTCCTGCGGCACGTAGAAGCGCGACGGCGTCGGGTTCGAGACGTTGTTGATCCCGAAGAACCGGCCCGCGCCGAAAATCTTCTTGCCCGTCATGCTGTTGGCCATGGTGGCTACTCCTCAAGAGGTGTGAGAAAAGGCGGCTCGAAAGGCCGCCGCGTTGCGAAAATTTCAGGCGGTGAGCCGCTCGGCGGTCCCGGCTGCATCCCAGATTTCTGGCCACTGCCGGTCGGTCGTGTGCTCGGCGTAGAAGGGCCACGCGATCGTCGCCGGAGCGACTTCGAGCGCGGGGCGTTCGAAGTGCCCGGAAAGCCGCTCGCCGACCGTTGGGCGGAACATCAGTCCGCGTTTGGGTTGAGCGCTGAGGCGATGGCGAATGTCGGCCGGCTCGTGGTTGCGCTCGAAGATGCGTCCGGGCATCGAGCCCATGCGCACCAGGTCACCGGCAACCGGATTGGGCGTCGTCAGCCAGAATTTCCCTGGCTTGGCCGCCGAGGCAAAGCTCGATTGGCCGCGGCGCAGAAGATCGATCAGGTCGCCCGGATGGATGCAGCCGCACCATGAGCAGATGCGGAAGTGCGAGATCGCGTAGATTTCGCCGCTGTAGGGTCGGCAGACCCACACCGGATGGTGGCCAACGAGCGCGCGCGCCCGCTTATGCACGCGAGCCGGAGACGTCGTGAATGCGGGACACTCGGCCATCGACGGCCTCCCTCACGCATGACTGACAGGCCTGGAGTCTTCACGTCGCCAGCATCAGGCTGCGGGCGGCTCGGTCGGCGTTTCCGGCTGCGGCTCGGGAGCGGGCGCAGCCGGCGCGACGCTGGCGATGTCGTCATGGAGCGGCTGTGCGATTGCCGTGGCCGCGTCGTCGGCGGCGTCGAGCTGCTGCTGGAGCGCCTGGTTCTCGCTCGTCAGGTTGGCGATCTGTCCAGCGGCGCCCTGATTGGCGGCCTGAAGGCGCGCGAACGCGGCGCGGGCGTCGTCCACGAGCGCCTGGAGTTTCTCGAATGCCATGAGGATTATCCTTTCGTCGATGGAGATTTTCGGTTTGCGACCGACGCACGCGAGTGCCGCGGCGTGGCCGCGCCAGAGGATCAGCGCGAGGCGCATGGAGGATGCTCCGCGGCTCAGGCCGGGGGCTTCGCCTTCGCGTCCGGTTGCGGCTTCTCTTGCGCCTCCGCGGGCTGCTCTACCTCGGGCTGAGGCGCCGCAGCGGGCTTGACGCCGAACAGCGTGGCAATGCGATCCTTGAGGCTAGAACGCGCTGCGTAGGCCTGGTTGTAACTCTCGACGTCGTGCGAGATCGGCGGCCGCTGAAGATGCTCGGCGAACCACGCGTCGACCTCGCTGAAAATGTCCTCGAGGGATGGAGTTGAAGGCATGGATTGCTCCTTCACGAAGGGAGGATGAGCTGGAACGGCACGTAAGCGACCGCCTGGCGCACGTCCGGGCTCAGGTTGTTGTTGCCGAGGTTCTTGACCGAGAGGCCGACCAGCTGGGCCTCATTGATGAAATCGCCCAGTCCGAGAAGATCGCCGTCGGTGGGCACCAGTGCGCTTGTCAGCGTGTCGAGCAGCGGATTGAGGATCGTCGCCGCGGCCGTGCCCTTGGGCGACGTGCAGCCGACGTGGAAATAGACCGTCCAGACGTTGCGGACGAGCCCGACGCCACTGGAGCGATATTCCTCCATCGCCTCGTCCATGAAGAGGACGGGCTGGAGCTCGGGCGGCACGCGCTGGACCTCGATCACTTCCCGGCTGATGAGGTTGAACGGCTGCTGCGCCGTCGGCACGCCGGGAGCGGCGGTGACACCCTGCGAATTGGGCTCGCCATCGGGCGAACCTGCAACAGCGCCGGGCGCGAGCAGAGGCATCACCTTTGCGAGGAGCGCCTCGTAGACGGTCTCGCGGGCAACGATCATTCGGCGGCAATCGCGAAGCTCTCGCTTAGCGCCTCATTGACCACGTCCCGAATACCGCCTTCGAAGGGAGCGCGCTGCTGGACCAGCGCCAGGCGCATGTACGATCGCTCCGGAATCCTCGAGCCCGGGTGATTGACGCGCTTGGCGAAGATCAGCCCATTGGAGCCGCCGCCGCTGGAGAGGCCCATCGATCCCGGCGCCATGAACGCCAGCACGCGGGCGGTTACCGGCTCGATCACGTGCGGGGCAGTCTGGCCCCCATATTCCTGGATCGCCGCATAAGGGAGCGTGTCGATGAACACGCGACCGGTGACCGATCCGACTTCCTCGATCGTCTCGGCTTGCACCGCCTGCGGGAACTCGCCGCCGCGAACGCGGAAGCGCATGAAGATGTTGGACCTGACCTGGTCGCGCAGGCCGAGCGTGAACCGGGCAAAGAATACCCGCAGCTTGTCCTGAAGCGCCGGGGAGATCGCATCCAGCCTCGCGCCGAGGTTGGTGAGTCCGACGAGCTGGACCTGGACGTCAGACATCGTCGCCCGTTTCGTCGCTGGTAGACGGGAGCGGCGTGCCCTCGTTGCCGACGGGCGCGACCGGCAGATAATTGTCGTCCATGCTGACCGTGAAGGCCGGCTGGACGCGATCGGTGTCCTGTTCGTTGGTGACCTTGTCGGCGATCGAGATGCCGCCTGCGTAAGGCATCGCGCCGCCGCGAACCGCCGCCTTGAGGTCGTACTCGTTCGCTCTCGCGGCGTAAGCCTTGGCACGGGCAGAGAGGACGGTGCGCAGATCCTTGTCGACCGTGTCCGCCTCGCGGCTCAGCCTTGAGGAGATCGAGCGGCACACCATTGCGGCGGCACCCCAGATCGAGGGCCGCTGCGTCAGGGCGAAATTGATCTCCTCGTCCTGGACCTGAGGATCGGTCTGCTTGGTGTCGCCGACGATCAGGCGCACCTGCATCATCGGCGACGTCTCAAGCTGCGTCGGATTGTAGGACCAGGACAATGGAGCGGCCTTACGCGCTCAGGTTCCGAAGCCAGTTGGTGCCGGCGCCGACGCCCTCGGAGACGTAGAACGCGTGCTTGCCGGCTGGCTGGGAAACCCCGGTGGCCGTTGCAACGCCGTTGATCGTGTCGGTTCCCGACCCGAACACCTGCATGGCATTCGCGCCGTTGTTGGCGACGATAACGAGCTGGCCGGCAATTGTAGGGGGCGGCAACTTGACCGAGTCGGCGCCCGTGGCGACGGTCCCGACGTCATTGACGTTAGCGGTGAGAAGCGTCGCACCGGCCTGCCCGCCGCCGGCGTGGGCGGTGATGCCGGTTACCGGCGTCCCGAGTGCGAGGGGCCCGATCGCCTCGAGCCTCTTGGTGGCGATACCGCCGTCGAAACGTTGCATTGCCATGGGATTGCTACTCCTGGTTCGAGGCGGAAGCGGCGATCGCTTCGGCTTCCTGTTTGGTGACGGGCTCGGGCGTCAGGCGGCGTCCTTCGACGACGATCCATTTGCCAAAGCCGAGGTTGACGGGGATCCGCTCGGCCACGAACGTCAGCGGCCCATCGGCCGGAGGCGCCGGCCAAAGCTCGATCTTGCCGGTATTGATGAGCGCGGTGAGGTTTGCGCGCGGAATCGATGCGACCTCTTGGGCGGTGAGCGTGTCGCCGTACACCATCTCGCGCGTGCCGAAGGTGAAGCGGCGCCGGACATAGGCACCGCCGGCGTTGTCGAGCTCGTTGCTCGGCTTGGGCGCATGGGGAATGCCCATGGGTCAGCTCCTTGGATGAATGCGGATGATGCGGGGCGACGCAAGCGATGAAACGCCGCCCCGCGCGATCATCACGCGACGATGGACGTGAAGTAATAGCCCAAATCCGAGCCGACGATCTGCATGTCGAGCGCCATTTCGGCCTCGCAGCGGACGGTCGATCCCGGCTTGCCGCGGTTCGGCACGGGCTCGGACCAGGCCGAGATACCGTCGGCATTGTTGCCTTCGAGGCCGGCCCATCCGAAGATGTAACCCGCCGACGGGACCATGAGACCCGGTTCGGGAGCCGCGTGGCAGAGCAGCGCGACCTTGCCGACCGCGAAGCTGTAGCTCGGGCTCGCATTGCCCTCGTTCGAGCTGTTGTACGCGGCCTTGGCGACCACGACCCGATCGACGTCGAATGCGGCGGCGAGCAGCTCCGGCGTGATGTTCTTGGCGTCGGCCTGCATCGTGTACTTGATGCGGTCGATCACCAGCGGGTGCTTGCGCAGCGCCTGGTAGACGGGCCAGCCGAGCGTCAGGACGTTGGCTTCCTGGCCGGTGTTCTGGAGGATCGCCGTCTGGCCAGCCGCAATGTCCGAGAACGGGTCGGAATTGGTGCCGTCGCTCCACTGGTAGACCTGGCCACCCGACGGAGCCGAGGAAACGCCGGTGATGTCGGTGCCCCAGATACCGGTCGTCAGGTAGTTCGTGGCGAACAGGCGATCGCGGCGGATCAGGAGCTTCTGCATCAGGGCGCGCGTGACCGCGACCTCGATGTCGACCGCCGGATCGGCGTTGCGCCGCATCTGGTCGCCGATGTCCTTGTGAAGCGCCCAGACCTTCGCTGCGTAGGAGGCGGTGGTCAGGTTGAGGCCAGAGCCCGCCGATTCCTGTCCGTCGGCGCGGATCTGCGCTTCGTCGCGGAAGAAGTCGTCCTTCGACCATTTGTAGTAGAGGTCGGACTGGAACTCGACCGGCACGATCGGGAAGACCTTGTCGGCGATGTAGTTCGCGTTGTCCTGCATGTAGGCAACGGCGATGTTGGTGAGCGGAGCGGCGACGTGCACCTGAGACAGCGTCGGCTGCGCTTTCCGGATGATACCAGAAGACATTGGTGTGGTTCCTTCTTCGGGAAAAGGCGCGTCTCGCGACGGGCCGAAGCTGCTGAGCGGAGCGACAGTAACGGCAGCGGAAAGGGGAAAACCGCTGCCGTCACGCCCGGCTGTCCATCTCAAGGGAATGCCCCGCTTCGCAGCGGTGCTCTTGGCGGCCGTGCCGACCGGCCGCTTTGGCTGTGAGGGTTAGCCCGCCGTCGGAACGACGCGGACGAGGCCGATCTCGCCGGCCGCGCACGTCTCGCAGGCGATCGCGACCACGGTGTTGGTCGAGGTCTTGACGATCAGCTTGCCGGTTGCCGCTTCGGTCTGAAGCAGGTTGCCGGCCGCGAAGCCGCCGGTGCCTGCCTTGGCCTTGGTGAAGCCGTCATAGGTGACCTCGACGGCCTCGCCCGACTTGGGCGTGTTCTGGAGGATGCCGGTAATCGCTTCGCCGCCGGTGTTGGCGGAGGCGACCTGGCGAGCGGTGCCGTTGAGCTTTACCGCGGTGAACTGCAGGGCAGAAAGGTCGGCGCCGGCGACGAGATTGCCGCCTTCGGTGAGACCCGTTCCGTAGGTGCTCATGAGAGTGTTCCTTCTTTGGGAGGAGCGCCGTCTCAAGGGCGGCGCGATTGGGAGTGGAAGGTTAGGCGCGCGCCTCTTCCTTCATGCGCTTGACGATCGGAGCGTTCGCCCGGTCGGTATAGGTCCTGGCATAGGCCTGCGCGTCGGTGAGGTTGGGATTGGCCTTGCGGACCTCGTCGACCTTGGCCATGAACTCGGCCTCGGCGGAATCCGCCGCCGGCTGGTTGTGGCCGTAGCTCTTGAAGAGATCGCCCTCCTCGACCTGCTTCTGCAGGCCCTGGATGCGTTTCTCGAGCTCGGTCTGTGCCGCCGCGTCGCCGCTGTAGGCCTTGCGAAGGGTCGGGCCGAACTCCTCGCCGTAACCGAGCGCTTCGGCGCGCTTGGCGAACGAACGCTCGGCCTCCGCCTCCTGCGCCTTCTTGAGCTCGGCCTCGGCCTTCACGATCCGGTCGTTCTGGCTCTTGAGCACGGCATAGGTGCTCTCGCCGACAGCCTTCTTGGTGATGACGGAGCCTTCGGGCGTGCGGAACGCGTCGCCGGAAGCGAGCGCCTTCGACATCTCGGCGTCGTCGTCAGCGTCGTCGTCGCTCTGGGCGTTGCCCTTGGCTTTCGCCTTTGAGATCTCCTCGTTCGCTTTCGCGAGCGCGGCGTCCTTATCGGCGACGGCTTTCAGCACGTCCGCCTCGCTGGCCGTTTCAGGCAGGCCAAGCGCCTTCTTCAGTTCAGGGGTCATAACCTCTCCTGTGTGGTTGCCGGGCTGGCCGACTGATGCCGCAATGCCCGCGGCGAGGGACTTGCCGATGGTGCCGGGCACGATCTGCTCGACGTAGTCGGCGAATTGCTTGAGGGATTCCTCGATCTTGGCCGACTTGTCGGTGACCTCGTCGTCCTTGATGATCGAGCAGAGCGATTCCTGAAGCGCGGACGTGCCCTTGTACCAGGCGTCCCAGAAGGTCTGGGTCAGTTCCTGCTCGCCGAGCACTTCCTCGAACGCCTGAGCGCCCTCGTCGCCGTCCGGGTCGTTCAGCGGAATGCCGGACTTCTCGAACGCGTCGTAGATCGACTTGGCGAGCTTGCCGCCGTCGCTCCAGGTCTCTGGGATCTTGTCGCCGAGGCCGAGCGCCTTGGCGCGGCTGATGATGTGCGCCCGGATCGCCGTATGGCTGTTGTTGCGGCCGCGACCGACCGCGTGGATCGCGTTCTCCAGGTCCTTCGCATCGGCGATTGGATAGGAGCCGTCCTCCATCGCGGCGCCGGAGCTTGCCATCTCCTTGCGCTGGTTGGTGTCGTACTTGGCCTTCCAGATCAGCTCGGCATCGGCGGCGCGCTTGATGAGGGCTACCGTCGCGCCTTCCTGGCAGGGGCGGTCGACGAAGGCGATCTTGCCGAGGCTGAGGCGGGTGAGGATGCGCTTGACGCTCATACCTTGTGCTCCGTGTAAGCGAGGCGCGAACCCTCGATCGAAAATCCGGTGAACTCACCGGAGCGGAACTTCGCGAGCACGTCCGCGGGGGGGCGGAAGCCGACAATCAGGCCGGTCTTGGGCGGTTCGCTGTTCCCAAACAGGCCTTTGAAGAGCTCGGTCGTCATGGGCATGACGAACGGAAAGTCGCCGACATTGGGACCGTCGTGCATCTCGTTGCCGGGGGCGCCGCCGTCCACGAAGCCGAGCGCGCATTTGGCGAGCGTCGCCTCGGGAATGTGCTCGGGGACGCGTTCACCGGCGTGCGGTCCGGCGTGATCGATGTTGAGGTCGTAATAGGGCTGGCCGTTGACCTTGGAGACAACCGCCCAGCCGTAGACGATGCCGTCACCCTCATCGACCTTGAGGACCTTCGAGACGGCGAGATCGACTTCCGGAGCGCGCTTCAGCGCGTGGTCGACGGGCTCCAGGTCCTTGTAGCCAACCGTCGCCGTGTCCTTGCCGGCGAGCCAGTCGGCCGCGAGGCGGTGATGGCCGTCGGCAATGTAGTGCTTGCCGCCCAGGCGGACGATGACCGCCTTCTTGCCGCCGGCGCCGTTTTCGGCGATCGCCTTGACCTTCTCCGGGTCGACGCGGTCCTGCGTCGAATGCAGCTCGTCGAGCTTGATCTCTTTGGTCGGCAGCTTGTCGCTGTCGGTGATCGCGCCGTAGAACCGCGGCACCTGGTCCGGCCGCAGCGTGCCGAGCACGTTCGGATCGTAGAGGAAGGGCGACTTGGCGGTGCCGGTGTCACCGTTCGGCTGCAGCGATCGCTTGCCAATGTCGCGCAGCCTGAAGCTGCTCGAGCGCGCAATCCCGTCTAGATATCGAGGGTCGATCTTCAGCGCGACCTGCGGGAATCCCTGATCGTCCAGAAACTCTACGCGTTTAGAGGTGTCCTCCGGGACCTCGGCAATGATCGCCTTGAACGGGCGGTACTTGCTTCCTTTCGGCTTCTCGTTACCGATCGCCGTCGGGGTATGGACCGACGCGGCGGTCATGTCCTTCAGGATGGTGGAGAAGTCGCGATACATCGGCTGCTCCTAAGCGGCGATCGGGAAAGGCTGCTCGGTGAGGCGCGAGACGTCGGCGACGTAGCGTTCCGAGCATCGACACCATGGATGCGCAAGCGGTGCGTCGATCGGCCCGTTAATGGACTTGTATTCATCGTTCACGCCGATGCCGTTGGCGTTGAGCACCGGCACGCTCGAGCAGACCGGGCAGACGCGCTCGTCCGCGGCCGTCAACCAGAATCGCTTCACCTCACTGTCGAACAACCGGCCGGAATTCACCGCCTGGAGGTGCGCGTCGCGGATTCCCGACACCGCCGCCTGCATCGCTTCGGTTGCCGCCATACGCTTGGCGCGCATCTGGAGCATCCGCTTGGCATAGTTCGCGACCATGCGCTCGATCACATCCGGCGCGAGCTTGCGGTCGTTGCGGATGACGTTGCGGACCAGGTCGTCGAACCGCTGGTCGCGGAGCGCGCGGCGAAGTGCCGTGCGATCTCCCGATTCGAGCAGTCGTCGGTAGTTCGCGACCGCCTTGGCCGACTGAGCATCGAGCCCGATCACCTGCTGCAGCCGTTCGGCGACCACCGTGGGATCGGCACCCATACGAAGCCCGTCCAAAAGCAGCGACTGGATGACGCTCCGTGCGCCATCCGTCACCGCGTCCTGAAGCTCGCTCCGCAAAGCCTGCAACGCGGCGGCAGCGGCGAGCGGATCGTAGGGAACGGCGCCCTTGAGGTTGTCATTCGCTGCATGGACTGCCGCCGCGAGGAAGGTGTCCGCGATCGGCTGATAGCCGGTCACGAAGAGGTCGTTCGCGTCCTGGCTTTTGAGCAGGTCGTTGAGGCCCTGCGTGTCGAGCCTTGCGATCATCTTCAGCACGAGCTCGCCAGCGAACAGCGCCGCGAGCCCGGCCAGCATCACCTCGATCGCCTTGCGGATGCGCTGCTCGCGCTGCTGGGCCAGCGTCCGCGCCGGATCGTCGGCGGGTTGAATGTCGGAGGCCTTGAGCAGGCGCATTAGCTCACCGTCTTCTGCTCGGCCACGGCCCAGTTGTGCATCGGCCAGTTGATGCCGCCGCCGTTGAACACGATGCTGTTGCCCTGATTGTCGCGAAGGTTCGTCTTGACGCTCGCGATGCTCTGCCCAGCTGGATTGGTGAAGCCGACGTAAAGCTGCGCTGCCGCCGGGATGCTGGACGGAGCCGTGAGCCGCACCGTGGTAGAGTTGAGCAGCGAGACCGTAAGCCCGGTGATCTCTGTTACGCCGTCGGACTGGAACAGGCGGAAGCCGTATTGCGTCTGCGCCGCCACGGTGGAGGTGTCGAACGACAGTCCGCCCACCGGGTTATAGGTAAGGTCGAGATTGACCCCGTTGCGGCTCATCGACTGGATGCGAAGCGGCTGCCAGCTCGCGTTACCGAGGACGATCACGTTGTAATAAGCGAGGCCGAAGTAGGCTCCGGCGATCTTGTAGCTCGCGTTCGTCAGGTGAACGCTGTCAGTGTAGTGCGTCAGAAAGTATTCCGGGAACGCCACCTTGATGTTGGAGTAGGTGTCGGAGGCGGCGAGATGCGCCAGGCCGATTTGCGGCCGGTCAAGCTGGTAGGAGAGGCACCAGACCGGCTCGGCTTGGCCAGTGATCGCGAGAATGTCCGGATTGAGGTCGGTATTGACCAAAGTGTTCAAGTTGGCCGCGTAGCTCGCGTTCCCCTGGTCCGCCTCGCCCTGCATCCAGCAGAAGGCGCGGACCTTAAAGAACTGGAACTGATCGCGGCTGCGCCGCCACGCCTGCGTCACCGAATTGAGGAAGTTGGTATAGGTGCTGCCCGGCTTTGAGAGCTGCGCGATGGTCTCTCCGGGAAAGCCATCCGTGACTCCGATGAACGGGTTTGAGTAGCCGATCTCGTGGAGCATTTCGGCCATGCCGGATACCGGGGTTTCTCCTTCCGGCGTGGCGCTTTCGGTAGCCGTGCTTTCGACCAGCGGGACGAGCGAAGCGCGGTTGCCGCCGTTGGCGTCGATGTGGACGCCGCTAGCGAACATCTTGTCGTTGAAGCGGGTCGTGCTGGAGAGGACCGGCGTTCCATAAGAGCCGGTTGCAAGGCTCTGCCCGTAGCTTTCGATGAGGTTATAATAGGCGGGGCCGGCGGGCGGGAACTCGGCGATCAGAGACAATCCGCCTCCTTGTCCGGCCCAGTATTCCGCGTTGAACAGCTCGCTCACGCTGAGCGATCGGTTAATCATCAGGATGCGGGAGATTTCCCCAGTCATGTTGCCGAAGTAGGCCCCGAACAGCTTGCCGGTCGCAGCAGCGAGATTGCCGGTCGTGGCAGGGCCAGCGCTGGCTGTCGCGCCATACGCCTCGCCGTTGATGCGGGCGATGGCCTGCGTTAGAGTGGTGGCCTGCGATAGATCGATGATCGCTGAAGCGACGACGAAGTTGGCCGAAATGCCGCCCCGACTGTTTGTCGTGTCAACCTCTGCCGACGCGCCGAATGCGCGGGCCATCCAGAGATTGCCCTGTGCGCTCTGCGAGGAGAGCATGAACGATCCGCCCGTGCTCGAACCGTGACTATAGGCCGCGTGGTTGCCGGTCGTGTTCAGCTTGACACACGCGACAATCGTGACCTTGCTTCCGCCCGAAAGATCGATCGAGGGGATCGCCATCGTCTTGGTGCCGTCGCCAATGCCGCTCTGGCCGGTCCACAGCGGTCGAGCCGTGCCGGTCGATTGAGTTGCGTTGTTTCCCTTGCCGGAGAGGTCCGCGACATAGCCGATGGGGTCGTTGACGTTCGCAACCGGCGTCGTCTTGCCGGTGTCCTGGAAGAGATTGGCCTTGTTCGTGAAGTCGAACATGAATCCCTTGTCGGACGCGCCGAACAGGGTCGAGGGATCAAACGCGGCGCTCGCCAGCTTCCTCACCAGCGGGCTTCGCCAGAACCGCCGCCGATAGAAGATCGGCAGCCCCGTCAGCTTGAATGCCACCCTACTGGCTCAGACGGTAGTTGATCGTGCCCGACGTGTAAGCCGTGCAATGCACGCGGTACTGTACTCCGAATTCCGGCTCTTCGAAGGTCTCGCTGCACGGTGCGGTGAAGCTGATCGCGCTGCCAAGTGCGGTCAGCGGAAGCCATGTCATGCCCTGATCGAATGACCTTTCAAGGACGACCGTGCCGACGAAGCTTCCCCACAGCGAGAAGTTGAAAGGGGCGGCACCGTCTACCGAGAATATCTCTTCCGGTGAGCCTGAACCGCTGGTCCCGACGCCGGTAAGTGAGCCGGTGATGATCATGAAGCTCGGCTCCTCAAAAGGCGTCAGTGGCGGCGGGATTTCTTGCGAGACCGGCCGGCAGGCTGGGTCAGAAAGCCCTGATTGATCATGCGCCGCGCGAGCATGCCGCCGACGCGCTTCTTGATCTCTTCGCTCGCGCCGGGCGCCTCTGGATCGGCCGCTGGACCTTCGATGCCGCTAACGTCCTGCAGCTCGCCCTCGCTGATCTCGGGCAGGTCGGCGACGTCGCGAAGATAGTTCTCGAGGTCGTCGTCCGGGAACAGCCTGGCGCCCGCCTGAGCAATCTGAAGCACGTATGTCCCGAGCGCATCGAGGTCGACGCGCTTCGGCATGTCAGGCTGAAGCTGCGGCATCGTGTCGTTGTCGAAGCCGTTGAATTCCCAAAGGCGGCGGATCGCCTGGTCGTTGATCACCGCGGCGTTGGACCCGAGCCAGCCCTCGGTTGCCTGGAAGAACAGGTCGACCTTGGTGACGGCGAGGTTCTGAGTGCCGCGCGACTGATGCCCGAGGACGAGGAAGTCGGCGAGGACGCTCGTCATGATGTCGAGCTTGTAGCGCTGAATCGACGGATCGAAGTTCGCCTGTGTCCTTGAACCCGCCGGCACATTGTACTTGAACTCGTACATTGGCTGGTTCGAATGCTTGCCGTCGGCGTCGACCCACGTATCCGACGGCAGGATCAGGCCCATCTGCTCGTCGACCTTGATGTTGGTGACGATGCGCTTGTACTGCTCGAGCACGGCCAATGCCGTGGCGTCGCCGGCGCTCGCCGCCTCCAGCAATTCGTTCGGAACGCGAAGCTCGGGCGTGCCGCTCATCCGCTCGAGGCTGATCGCTTCCTGCTCTTCCAGGCGCTTGGTGAACCACCATGGGCGGTAGGCCGAGCGCAGGATCGAATAGCCCTCTGGATTATTCTTCCACGCCCTCGGGCGGAACAGCAGGATCTTCTCGATCGGGATGTCGATCAGGCCGCCAAACCACGGCTGCTGAGTCAGGCCGGTGACATTGCCCTCTGAGTCGAAGAACCACTTGAGGATCGTGTCCTGGCCGCGAAGCGCGAGCTTTTCCCAGCCGATATAGCCGTCATCGTACTGGCTGGTCGGCTTTCCCGAATCCCGCTTCTGCACGCCCAGTCGGCGCTTGTAGACGATCTCGTGCGGCGCGAAGCCGAATGGCAGCATCGACAGCGATTCCGAGACGAAGTCGGGCCAGCTCTGCTGCATGTCGTCCATGCAGGATTCGACGAACTCGGCCGCCTGAACGCTTTCCGGCTTGTCGTCGGGAGCTTCAACGCGCCAGCTCACCTGCCGCATCGACTGCTGAATCGCGAACAGGATGGCGCCGACCGTCGGCGAATTGTCCATCATCTCGCGGAAGGTGCGCGCCGCTTCCCGGCCGCGCAGCTGCGGGAGAAATTCCTCGCGGACCCATCCGCTATACTGACGAAGGCCGGACGACCCGATCGAGTGCCATGCCATCTCCGGAACGAATGCCGGCGCCCGGTAGCCTAGGCTCTCGTCGGATGAGAATCCTCGCGAGATCGACCGCAGCGCCTGCTTCTTCTGGACCGGAGCTTTCGCCATAAAGGGTTAGCCTCCTGGTCCGGGGCGGGCGGCGGTGATGATGATCGGCGCGACGATGGGCGGCCTGGTGTCGTGGCCGAGCATCAGTTCGGTCAGCGCCCAGACCAGCGCGTCCATGCGATCCGGCGACCCGCTTCCCTGGAAGCCGGCCGTCGTGACCATCGACATCTGTTCCTCGAGTTCGCCGAACGTGCCGACGTGATGAACCTTGCCCTGTTCGTAGAGCGCCGCGACCGGCTCGGCGCGAGCCACCTTGCCGCCCGTGCGATGCGAGGCCCTGACGGAACGGTAGGGAAGGTTTGGGTTAGCGGTTCTTATGGTTGCCTCGACCATCGCGCCGCCGAAGTTGACCTCGGCCACAACCAGGTCCGCATCGTAGTGCCGGGCGAGATCGCAAACCCTCTTGCCCCATCCGGCCGGCGACAAGCGTACCGAGCCATCCGCGATCACATAGCCGTGGTCATCGGCTCCAAGCGCCGCGACCACGATGCCTTGGCAATCTCCCCCGGTGCCGTCGCTCCCTGAAGGGTCGACGCCGATCACCACGCGCTTAATCGAGGGGCATTCGTTGCGGCGTAGCGTCTCGATGCCGGGAACGACGCGCCCGTCTTCAGCGGTTCGGTCGGACAGCGACCACAGCGCGCCCGGGACCTCGGAGAGGTAGCGGCCATCGCGGAAGCGCTGGCGCTGGCGCTCTGGCAGTGCATCGAGCTCGGCCTGGTACTCGGGTGGCAGGTGCGGGTTGTCGACCGGGTTCATGACCACATGGGCCCGGCTTCCCGGTTCGATCGGGATGCCGTTGTCGGGCCGGACCTGCTCGATGAATTCCCGGTAGGTCCAGTGACCGCGGCCGGTCGGGTTGAGGTCGTAGAGACCTTTGAGCGGAAGCCGCGAACCGTCGCGCCGGAACGCCGCCTGCGCGAGCCTGGTCCGGATGGTCAGGATCGTGTTGAACGCGACCTGACTGCTCTCATTGACGTAGAAGGTCGCGAATTCCTTGCCGAGGATCTTCTCGACCCGTTCCTTGTCGTCGAGACCGCCGAACCAGACCTCGGCGCCATCGCCCAAGAGCGCAAACTGGTCCGACCTGTTGATGCTGTACGGGACGTCCGGGAACGCCCTGCGCATCATGTTCGGCCAGGTGTCGAGCATGACCGCTTGGCGGACGTCGACGTTGTGCAATCGGGCGATCAGGTGCCGGCTGCCCGGCGCTTGCAGGGCGCGCTCGGCGATCAGCTCGCAAAAGCCGAAAGTCTTGCCGGAGCGCGATCCCCCGTAGGCCAGCACGTGCCGCGCCGGTCCGTAGACCGCCTTCGCCTGCTCTTCCTGCTTGGGCGTGCGTTCGAACAGGATAGACGCATGGCCGGCGAGCTGCCGGCGCTTGTCCTCGCCAGCCTCGTATTCGAGTTCGGCGCGGCGTAGCTCTTCCCGCCGCCGTTCCTTCTCGGCGAGGAGGGCGAGGAGCTCGCGTTTGTCCTCAGTGCTGAGTGGGGCGATCTGCGGTTGCATTGCCGGAGAGGAGAGCATTGATGCGCGCCTCCACCTCCTCGTCGCTCAAATCTCGGTATTCGATCGGACCGCCATTGGCACCGGTGTGCTCAAGCCCCGTGCGCTTGCGCCAGTCAGGGCCGCCGCGGCGATCGAGCCACATCTCGATCTTCTTCGCGTCGCCTTCGATCGCGCCCTCGAACAGCGTCTTGCCGACCTTGGCATTTGCACGGACCGCGGCTTCATCGAGTTCGGCGCGGAAATGGCGCTCGAGCGTGTCGACGCTGATGCCGAGCTCGTCGGCAATCAGGCGCTGCAGCGTCCCGACCGCCGCTAGCAAAACCACCTTGTCGCGCTGTTCATCGGTCGCGACGAACGGCGGGTTGCCGATGCGGCCCTTACCCTTCGGGCCGCTCGGCCTTGCGCCTGGACCGCCCTTGACGACGCCCTTGCCGGGCGGGCAACCGCGCCGATCGACCTTCTTGGGCTGGACGCTACTGGGAGCTTTCGAGCCCTTACTAAAGGCTTTTTCTGCTCGACTTGGGGCCTTCGCCGGTTTTGCCGGCGGTCTCTTCGACGTCGGCTTGGCCACGGTTCACCCCTGGGCCAGCCTGTCGAGCTCGTCGCGTACGGCTGCGATGTTCGCCGGCGTTGGGTTGTCCAACAGCTTCGACAGCTGCTGCAGCCGCGGCCGAAGACGGTCGCGACTGACGAGGAACGCCGGTCGATCCATGCACGAACCCCCGATTCGGATACAGAAAAGGGCCGCGCTTGCGACCCTGTTTGTCTCTGCAATTATAGCGATTTCCGCCGCTCTGTTGGGCCGAAGACGCAATTCTAAAACTTGAACGCTTTATTTTCCGCGGGGGCACTCATTGTCAAGCGGCTGATTTTCGGCCTCGCGGAGGCAGTTTTCCGATTGCTTCGGATCGGCCTTTGGCCTCGGCCAAGGCGTTCACGCGAGCTGACCAATTCTCGATCCAGGTCTCACTGTCATAGGCTGGCTTACCGATGTGGCGAGCAGCTTTGACGACGAGCTCGGCAGCTTCGCGGGCCGTCGCCTCGACCCACTCGCCGCGAAGGTAGATCCCCATTTCCTTCGCCGCTCGAAGCGCCGTCTGCTCGATCTCGCCTGCACCGTTGTCGAACCACAGCAGCGCCTTCACCGACAGTTCGTGCCAATTGCCAACTTGGAGCGAGAGCAGCCGGCGGATCGGATTGGTGGCAATTCCGATCTTGCAAGCCGGGACATGCTCGGCCGCGACCACGTACACAGCCGATGGCAATCCCTTCGTGCGGTCGTCATGAAACTTGCTCGCCAATTCCGCCGCTCGGATATTGGCGAATTCATCCATGCACAGATCCGTAGTCGCGGCGATGTCGCTGAAATCGAGGCACTGGACTTCGGCGTAGATGAAGCCGGTTTCCAGCTTGACGGGAACGGATCGCTTGACCTTCACCGTCGCATCTCCTCGGGCCGGTTCGTCAAGGCCGTTACTCGGCGCGCCGCATGCCGCATGGCTAAGGCCGCCGTTGAACTGGGTGGCGGGGCGTGAGCAAAGCCATGCGCGGCCTCTTCCAAGGATTCGCGGCTGCGATCGCCGCCTCGCGTTCGAGCTCAGGAGAGATTGTACGATGGCCATTATCCAGCGCATCGAGAACCACTTTTGCGAACAACCGCGATGAAAGCTTTAGCGCGTAACGAGCGTCCCGATCGCGCTCGCGCCAATATACCACTTGCGGATCTTCGCCCCGCAAAACCGGGACCATCCGAATCGCTGGCAAGCTGAGGTCATAGACCAGCTCACCTTCGCTGCGCGCGCCGAAAGCGCGCTGCATCGCTTCATCGAATCGCTCACTAGCCGACGTTTCGACCAGGTTCGTCAGGACTGGATAAAGGTCATTCGCCGACGGTTCGTATGGTGTTTTCGTTTGCCATCGGAACAGCCCGACGACCTTGCTCCATAATCCCATCTCAACCCTCCTCCGCCATCAGCCTGAGGCCGATCTTCATCGCCTCGGCCGCCTCCAGCAATCGTCCTTTCACCGCCGGATCGGCGCCTTCCCACTGCTCGTCCGTCAGCGGCCCGGGGTCGCCGCCGATCTGCTGGCCCTTGTTCGCCCGGGCGATCGATCTCGCCAGGAGCTCGTCGCTGAGCCTGTCGATGCCGTCGAGGATCACCTGGAGCGTGCCGTCGACAGTAAGCGCCGGATTGGGCGTCAGTCGCTGCGCCAGGTTGCGGAGCGTGACGGGCGGCATGAGGATCGCGGCACCGTTGGCCTTCGGCTTCGATTTCGGTTCGTTCATGCGGCTAGTCCTTCCCTTTTTCGAAAAGCCAAGGTCTCGCGCGCGCCCAAGATGCCCGCTCATGCCGCCCGGCTCCTTTT